TTACCACAGCCAGCTCAAACATAATTTTTTTACGTGAAATATATTCCATTATGAATTTAGGTTTCTTTTCTTCAATAAATTTAGTATATTTCTCTAAAATACTTTTTTTGTTGTTAGAAGAAAATAACACTTTATTTCTTTCACCATTTTTAAATAAAACAATTTTATATTTATTTCTATCGTAAACCATATGAGTAAAGATTACTACAAAAGTCTAAATATCAATAGAAATGCCACCCAAGATGAGGTAAAAAAGGCATTTAGAAAGTTATCTAAGACCCACCACCCGGATAAAGGTGGTGATGAAAACACATTTAAAGAATTATCTGAAGCGTACGACACATTAGGGAATGGTCCTAAAAGAGCAGATTATGATAATAGGTTAAATAACCCTTTTCATGGTTCACAAAACCATGGACATGGTCATGGACCTAATATGGATGACGTATTTAACCAATTTTTTGGTGGGGGGAGACAAAGACAACAGAGACACCAACAAAAAAAAGGAAGAGGGTTAAATATACCATTAACCATTTCTTTAGAAGACGTATTTTTTGGGGAAATTAAAAAATTAAGGTATAATAGGGAAATGAAGTGTGGTACGTGCCAAGGGAGTGGTGGTGTTGCACCTACTTGTCACGTATGTAATGGACAAGGATTTGTGGAACAAATGGTTGGTAATGCATTTTTTAGACAGGTAAAAAGAGAAAACTGTAACCAGTGTAATGGGAAAGGTAAAATAGTTGTAGACCCTTGTAAGGTATGTTTTGGAAAAGGAATGCTAACAACCCCTAACACGGTAGATTTTAAAATACCATCAAACCTAATGACTGGACAAGTATATACGTTTAGACGTTTAGGTGACGATGTTGAAAATGGAGAAGCTGGAGATTTAAACATACAAGTTGTTATCGCTAGACACCCAAAATTTAAACTAGTTAATATGGATATTATATATGAAGTTGATATATCAGTATTGGATATGATAGTAGGTACTGAATTAGAAATTCCTTATTTTACAGGAACTCTAAACGCAAAAATCCCAGAACTAAGTAACTTAACACAAACATTCAATCTAAGAGGGAAAGGTGTAAATAATGATATGGGTAGAGGAGACCTAATTATTAAACCAAATGTTAAAATGCCAAAATCACTATCAGAGGAAGACAAAAAAACACTAAACAAACTTAAAGAAACCATTAAGTAAATAAAGTTACCCTTAATAAAATGAAGAAATAATAAATTTAACTATAGTAAAGTACCCAATAGATAAAGGAACCCAAGCAAATAATATTAATGTCCAACGTTCCCATTTTCCAAGTTTACCCATTGAATCATCCCAAGTCTTACTTAATATTTGTTCTTTACGAGCTTTAATGTCCCCACCAAAGTTTACATCACTACCCATTTTCTTTAGTTGTTTTAAATACTTAGATGTTTTTTCTTTACAATTTTTACAAGCCATTAGTTTTTCTTTAATTATAAATATTAGTATTTAACAAGTAAATAAAACTTGAAAAACCTATTAAAATATCTTACTATTGTACTATGGGAGAACAAACAACAATATTTGATGTTATAAAGGCTGAGGAGTCTTTTAACTTTGAAGGTAAAAAACAAAACCTTATAGATAATCTTGACATGCTTAAAGAAATGTCGGTAGAAAAACAAACACTTTACAAAAAGTGGCAAGAAATGAATAAGGGTGGTAAGATGGAAAAGGTAAAAAATAAATTGTACAACTATCGAACAAATCTATGGGTACCGTCAGATTTAAATGATGTTGAACACACTATAAGACAAATTGAAGATTTGGAACCCTACGTTGTTATGGCAACACCAGGAAAAGGTGTTACAGAATGGGTAAACTATCGTAAACTTATCCACACGATGGAATGGGTTGCAAATCCTGGACGTAATATGAAATTCTGGGTAAGGGATAGGAAAACAGATAAAGTCCTTGGTTTGATTTGTTTGGGGTCCGATGTTACAAGTATTAAAGTTAGAGACGCTTACATAGGTTGGGATAAAACAAACAAGTTTGACCAACACAAGTTAAACAACACAGCTATCGCTACGACTATATGCTCAACTCAACCAGGAGGGTACAATATGTTAATGGGTAAATTGGTAGCAGCATTAACTACTTGTAAGACAATCAGAGATGCGTGGGAAGAAAAATACGGAGATAAGTTAATCGCTGTAGGTACAACAGCACTATATGGAATTAACTCAATGTATAATGGAATGCCACATTTCAAAACAATGGGAGAAACATCAGGTAAAGTTAGGTTAAAACCCGATGATAGTGCATATTTACCATGGAACAAATGGTTAAAGGAGAATCACCCAGAAGAACACGCGAAAGCTATAAGTGCTACAGGACCTAAACAGAACATACTTAACAAGGTTTTTAAGCATTGTGGGATAAAAGGGTCCATATATGACCACGGATTCAAGAGAGGGGTCTATCTTGCAATGATGTATGATAATGGATGCGAGTTCCTAAGGAATGAAATAGAAGAGAAAGACCTACAGATGAAGAAAAAATTCCAAGATGATATCCCATATACGGATAAATGGTGGAAGAAAAAAGCAATTAGAAGATATAAAAATATGGTGGAACAAGACAGAATCAAACCAGAACAACTATTCTATTGGGACGTTATTGGGTTAACCTGGGAAGAAACACAGGAAAAATATATAAAAGAAGTTGGAAGATAAAAATAGGTAAATGGTGGTAAATATAATGATGTACTACATAGGATTTATAATTGTAGTGCTAACCATAATGAGATACACCAACAAAAAAGAATAAACATGAAGGAAGAACAAGACCTTGCAAAGGACATTAAACGACTGGCCAAAGCAATGGAACAATTAGTGAAATTAATAACACAAACAATTAAAGAAAATCAGTAAAATGAAAAATAATGATGATATAACACTACAAAAAATTTTAATATTGTTAGTGATAACAGTACTAACAGTGTTTTTACTACCAACCTGTAATACAGGAGTAAAAAATGAAAAAGAAGTGGAGACAAACTTAAATACCATTAATGTTCTATGGCAAGATGGTTCTAGGTGGGATAGTGAAACAGCTAAAGGGGTTGCAAATATAAACCCAGATAAATTTATCATAAATGTTGATGGTCCATACTCGGATATTAAAAATCCACATTGTGGGCCTCACGCCAAAGACCTTATAGGGTTCATTGACACATTAGTTAACATATACAAATATCCAGGTAAATTAGTAATGCATCCCGATTGTAATTGGGAAGAATTTGTACATGATTGGAGTAATGGGATTAACTGGGATTCTATTTCAGACGGGTGGAAACTCTACATAAACTATTTTGTTTTACTCAATGATAGTTTAGAATATAATAACCTACCAATATTTTCTGAATTATTAATTGAGACAGGTAATTCTTACATGAAAGAAAAAGCTAACACACAAGATTCGTTATTCAACATGTTTAGTAAGTATCTTAATTCTAAAACAAAACACCATATTATATTATCCGCTACAATAGATTGGCAAGCAAATTGGACAACTTGGAGAGGGGTAGATTATTACTACGCTCAAATGTACGACGTTTGTTATGCTGACAGTACAGGTGGTATTTGGGACTTATGTGGACCCAACCCATACTCGTTACCAAGGTGTGACACACTAGCCTATCAGTTTAGCAAACACATTAAATTATTAAACCAAGACAGTGTATCGTTTATATTCACATACGCACCAAGTAAACCAGTTAACACTCACAAAAATCCACCTATGTTTGGTGAAGATTCTTTATATTGGAGTCGTTCTAACTATGATGATTTTATTAATTCATTTAGAAGTAATAAGGGGTTAAGTAACTCTAGTGTTGGTATATGGCATTGTGAAAGTCCATTATCTAAATGGTAATTTAAAGACTAATAAACTATGGTGCAGACAATATTACTTATATTATTATTTATTATAGAGATATTGGCTTTTGGGTGGTTAATATGGGAAGCAAAATCCTCAAGAAAACAAAGAGAGACTATACTAGAGGTAGAGAAACAAATCTTAAACCTAGAAAAAACAATAATAGCGATGGAAAAAACCCTAATTAAGAAGGTAAATAAAATAAATGAAGAATTAATAAAAACAAAAAAATAATATGAAAGATAATAATGTAGAGTCGGATTGGGGAGTAATAGAATCAAATGAATTTAAAACGAACCCAACCCCCAATAAGAGGGTGTGGACCGTAGACGATTTTTATGAAAACCCAGATGAGGTTAGAAATTATGCCCTAAACCAAAACTATTGGGATGATGGCCATGGTGGTGTTGGTTGGAGAACTAGAAAACAATTTATATTTGATGGTGTAAAAGAAAAAATCGAATCTATAATGGGGGCCAAAATTACAAATTGGGCTGATGTTTATTCTATTTGTGGTGTATTTCAAGCTGGGTTTGGGGGAAAAGATGGTATGCCCCCTAAAGTTTATCATTGTGATGCCCAACAGTGGGCGGCTATGGTATTTTTAACACCAGATGCCCCTTTTGAAACGGGGACTAAAATTGTCGCAAATAAAAAATCAAAAATATATCATTCATCCCAAAGTGACAATGTCTTAGATTATTTTCCCCAACAGGAAACTTTTTGTGATGGAACCTTATATGAAGATGTTGATGTAATGGGGAATGTATACAATAGAATGGTTATTTTTGATGGTCGTGCTATCCACAGTTCATGTGGGTATTTTGGGCATAGTATAGCTACGGGTAGGTTATGGCAAATGTTCTTTTTTGATGCAGATATTAATAAAAACAATACCACACCTAACATATCTTCTAAGGGTGAAAATGAGGACACACCACCAAATAAAATAGAAGTAGAAATACCTTCTAATTCTGAATTTGAAGGTGGTAATTGGGGAGAGATTTTACCTTACATAGGTAAGGATTATACAACCGCTGTTGAAACTGGTACATATTTAGGTGATACTACAAAATTTTTAATGAGACATTTTAATAAGGTTCACACTATAGAATTAGATGAAGGGCTATTTAAAGTTGCAGAAAAAAGATTTCAAAATAATAAAAATGTGGTATGCCATTTAGGAGATAGTTCTAAGATTTTAGATGGTGGTTTAATTCATGAGTTAAATTTGTCTATAGAAGATAAAAAAGTATTTTTTTTCTTGGATGCTCATTGGAGTGGAGATGATAATGTTGATTGGGAAAATTCAGAATGGAAAGGAGGGTGGAGTTATGCAAGGGGAAGAAATACAGCCCACAGAGGAGATGATTTAATTCCTAACGCTGTTGAACAAGTTCCTTTAGAAGAAGAAATAATGCATATTTATAATAATTTTAAAAATGAGTGTTTAATATGTGTTGATGATTGGGATAAGATTGGAATAGATGGGGTTGGAAAAATGAATGAGAAATTTATAGGAGAAGATTGGTCTAATATTAATTTTAACCTTATCAAAAAACAGATTAAAGATAGATTAATGGAAGAACCTTTTGAAATTGGCAATAATAAATTATTAATAAAATTAAAGAAAATATGAGTGGAGCTAAAAAAAAGAAATCTAGTAAAATAAGCACACATAAGAGAAAGAAACAAAGTAGAAAAAATAGACATAAAACAAAAAAATAATATGAGTGAAGTTAAAAAAAGAACACTAAACGAACTAAGACAAGTAAAAGAATACGGTGCTGGAACTGCACATACATCAAATCAAACACCAGAAAGAATGGAATACCCAAGAACTGTTAGTGTAGAAAAGATTAAATCATTTGTGGACACAACACCAAACGATATGGAGTTAGGTAAAAAAGTTAGACAACTATTCTTCACCAACCAAAAAAGAGACAGCAAAGAAGATATGAACATATTTGGTAAAATTCCCGGTGGTAATTACAAAGACCTAATAGAAAATTACCAAACTAAAAAAGGTGAAGATTTTAATATTTGGTATGAAAGTTTAACAAACGAAGAAAAAATCTTCATAACAAGTATGTTTGATTAAAAAAAAGTGGTATATTTGTAATATGAAAAAAGAAAATTCAAACTGGGACACATACGACTTCCAAGACTGGGTGGTTAGACACGTCAACTTTATCTTAGGGGGACAACAATTGGAGTTATTCAGAAAAAATAATTTTGGTTATAAAGACTTAAAACTTTTCGGTAAGTTAGAGGAAGCAGAAAACCTAAAAAGTGTATACCAAGCCACTATGTTTCAGAAGACAGGGTTAAATCTTAAAAACTTTACTGGAACTGAGTTACAGTGGACAAGATAACCATATTTATTATATATGAAATTAGATATACAAATTTACCTTAAAAGATTAAAAGATTTTTTCGAATCAGATAAACAAGCAAGACGAGATATGTTTGGTAACTCCATTATAGATATGGAACTTTTTTATAAAATGGTCGCTGATAAAGCGACCATTAATGATAAAAATAATGGTGACCCTATGTTATCTGGTGATGAAATGTTGAAAATAGTAACAGATTTGGCTTTAAAAGAAGTATCAGAAGAAATAGAAGTGGTAAATTACATTAAAAAACAGGAAGAAATACGAAAAACTTTCACACACTTTAAAGGTGGATTCCCACCAATCTGTCTTAATTAAAATACCTATTAACATATTGACTATATTTTTAAGTTTATTTAAATTTTAATATGTCTAAAGATATTACAAATACAGAGAGAATAGCTAACGAGTTGCTGTTGGAAAAATACCGACCACTTATGGTTGTAAAGTTATCAAAACACACAACTAGTAGGATTGGGGAAGAATTGGAAAAATTCGCTTTAGATATTAGTGATAAAAGTGGGTACGAAGTTCTACTATTTCCAGATGAAGATAATACAGAAGTCAACGTGGTAAGTGTATGTAATAGTGAGTTTGGTGATATAAAAGAACTTAAAACTTATATATATGAAAAATATGAGAATAGATTATTAGGTAACTCACCATATAAAAAAGTTAAAGATTATATAAATAAACCTAAATAAAATTATGGTTAATAGAGAAAATTGGAAGAATTGGGTTAACATACAAAACTCATTAGGGTTCCCAAACATAAATAAGGTAGGGTTGGAAAGAAAAGATTTAATTATGGACGAAGGCTTGGAGGCTAATTATCCCACACAAGAAGATGTTATCGAGTTTAATAAAAAAGAAGACAAGAAAAAAGAAATGGTAAAACACCCTAATCATTATGGGGGTGAAGAAAACGTGTACGAGGCAATTAAAGTAATTGAAGCTTGGGAATTGGATTTTAACTTGGGAAACGCCACCAAGTATATTTCTAGAGCTGGTAAGAAAATTAATAAATTAGAAGACTTGGAAAAAGCAAGTTGGTATATAAACAGAGAAATAAATAAATTAAAAAATGAGAGGTAAAATTACAACAGATAAAGGGAACATGGTGGTAGAGTTCTATGAAAAAGATGCACCGAAGACAGTAAATAATTTTGTTAAATTAGCGAAAAAAGGTTTTTATAAAGACCTTAACTTCCATAGAGTAATTCCTGGGTTCGTAGTTCAAGGAGGTTGCCCAAATGGTAATGGAGCTGGAGGACCAGGTTATAAAATTGATTGTGAATTAGAAGGTGACAACCAATTTCATGATAGAGGTGTGTTATCTATGGCACACGCGGGTAGAAATACTGGAGGTTCACAGTTTTTTCTTGTACATACACGACAAGCTACACAACATTTAGACCGTAACCACACATGTTTTGGTAAGGTAGTAGAAGGGTTAGATATTATAGAAAAAATTAATGAAGGTGATAAGTTTAATATAGAAATAGAAGACTAATGAAAAGTAAACTATCTGACAATGTGGGGAATACCCCACTAATACCAATAACTATAGGTGAATATACAGTTTGGGGTAAGGCTGAATTTATGAATCCTAGTGGTTCGGTGAAGGATAGAATGGCAACATACATTATTAATAACGCAGAGAAACTAAAATTAATAAAACGGGGTAGTACCCTATGTGAAGCGACATCAGGTAATAGTGGCATCTCATTTGCAATGTTAGCCGCGGAAAGAGGGTATAATATGGTTATTATTATGCCATCTAATATGTCTGAAGAAAGAAAAAATATGTTTAAGGTGTACGGTGCTGAATTAATAGAAGTTGATGAAGGGGATTTTGATGGAGCAATTGCCCTAAGAGACGAAATGTGTAAAGATAAAGGATGGTTCAACTGTAACCAATTCCACAACAAATTAAATATAGAAGCACATTATCTGGCTACAGGACCAGAAATATACAATCAGTTTAAAGACGCTAATGAACTTAGGGGGTGTGTACCTGATGTGTTTGTAGCTGGTACAGGAACTGGTGGTACACTTATGGGTGTTGATAGATTTTTAAAAGAAATGTGGTCTAAGATGAGTACGGTCGCTGTGGAACCAGCAGAATCACCAGTAATGTCTGGTGGTAAACCAGGACTACATGGGATACAAGGAATTGGTGATGGTAGTAAATTTTTAGTTGATTTAGAAAAGGTTTCTGAAGTTAGAATGGTTACCACAAAATGTGCCAAAGCTTGTGCTAGACATTTGGCTAGAAGATACGGTCTCTTTATTGGTATAAGTGCTGCGGCAAATGTATTCACAGCATTCCAATGGCTAAGGGACAATAACAAAAAAAATGCGGTAACTATACTTTGTGATAGGGGAGAAAGGTACTTTAGCTGTCTGTAATGAAAAAATACTCAGACAATATAGTCTATAACGAGGAAAAGGGTAAGTTTGACGCCAATTCGAAATCCTACCCAACTACTTTGGGTTCACAGAAGTTCGAACCCATAAGTGTAGATAAGAGTGACTCCATAAAGGCTGACAAGTACTTCAAATCCAAACTGAATGAATTAACCGGAGAATACAAGAAATTAGTTGACGAGTACGAATGGACAAGACTAGTGTACAAATCCACCTACAACTTCCAACCCATACTAGGAGAACCATACCACCTATACCATAATACCTATAATGGTAAGTTATTTTTAAGTTTAATAGACCCTAATCAATGGGATAAAGTTTATGTAGGAACTTTTAAATTATTAAACAACGGTAAATGGCAAAAATACTAACACTATTGTTGTAATTCATTTATTAAAGTATTTATTATAAACTACTTTTCTATGCGTATCATAATTACAGAAACACAACTAGACTTAATATCAGAGCAACTAGACACCAACCAATTTAAACAAGCGGTTGAGTTAACAGCTTCACAATGGTATTGGGACCATATAAGAAAGGAAGAAAGTTTAAAATGTACAGCTTATGATATTAAGGATGGGAAATGGACAATTGGTTATGGCCATACTGAAGGGGTCAAAGAAGGTGATATTTTAGGTGATGGTAAAAACTGTAAAAACGAAGCCACTACACTACTAAGGAAAGATTCTACATATCATGCTAATAAACTAAGAAAAATTTTTACCGAGTGGAACAAGCAAGGTATAAATATACTGATAACCCAAGGTATGTTCGACGCTCTACTATCTCTATCATATAATGGTGGGGCTGGTGGTATAAGAAGGTCAGATGTGATAGCTTTACTAAAACAATCACAAGTTACCGACAAAGACAAAATCCAACAAGCCGCTAACAGTATTAAGACCTATAGAGTCAATAAAAAATTTCCAGGACTAACTAAAAGAAGGGAATTAGAGTACCAGAGATTTATAGAAGGATTGTAAAGTATTTATATAATATGAAAATAGAGATAACAAAAAAACAATTAGGGATTATTAATGAGTCACTCTTAAATGAAGGTGGGATTAGAGACATTAATAAATTGGCTGAAAGATACCCTAAGGCAGAAATATATTTCCACCAAGACCTAGATGGTGTGGTCTCCGCGTTAGGTATGAAAAATTATCTAGAGAATTATGGGATTGATGTTATCGGTACCCATGTAATACAATATGGTGACAAAGAATTTTCTGTTAAAAAACCAGATGCTAGTGGTGACGTAATGCCAGTACTGGTAGATTTTGCACACGGAAAACCAATATTTAAAATACACACCGACCATCACGATTCACAAGCAGGTGTAGAAGATGGTACAGCCACACAATTTAGAGGTGCTAGGTCTAATGTGGAAACTATTTCACAAACCATAAGTCCTAGTGATATTTTTAGTAATGAAGATATTATGATGATTAACACGGTAGATTCTGCTGATTACGCAAAACACGATATTGAACCAGAACAAGTTATGAACTTGATTAGGGATTTTGAAAAGGGAGAACAAACATATGAAAAGAAATGGATGTTAGGGTTATTAACTAATAAATTATTATTAGCTTATAAAAATAAGCCAGGATTCCTAGAGAACCTAGTTATGAACTCAACACCCTCACTAATGAATATATACCAAAATATAAATTCATATGCAAAAGAAAAAGGATTTGCTTCTCCAGAGGAAATGGCACAAAACCAGGCCGGTTATATCGAATCACAAAAGAAAAGTAAGAATTTAAAATTAGATGGTAATATAATTGTACAATATGGTGGTGGAGCCCTTTTTAAACCAGGTTCCTATGATAGATACACACCATTTAAGATTTATCCAGAAGCTGACTTTTTTGTGATTGCATGGCCAATGGGTTTAGTACAAGCTTCTTGTAACCCATTTAAAAAAGATAGAGCTCTAAAAGGTGTAAACTTAGGTGATATAGCCCAAGAAGTCCTTAAAAAAATAGAACCACAATTAAAAGCACACATGGTACCAATTTCGGTTATTAAAAGAGTTGGGGAAACAAAAGCAGATGAAGATAGTATTGGTTTTAAAACATCAGATTTATTTGCTCTCTATAAAGACAACCTACAAAATATGCCAAATCAAGGTTCAGAATATTATGATATGGCGATTAATATAATTGACGCACCTTGGGATAGTCTAACTGAAAAACAAAAAACAGTCTTAGATAATATAACAGTACCAGCATGGGACGTAATCCAAGCTAACAGTGGGGGTCACAAATGTATAACAAATATTAGTGGTCTTAATTTCTTTAGTAGAGCAACTAGAAACCCAGATGGTAGTTGGAAGAAAAAAGCTGGTAGTAAACCAACTAGGTATGTTGAGTTTGTTAAGTGGGTACAAAAAGAACTAGTAAGTACGATTAAAAAAACTATTAATCAGTAAACTCTAGAGTATCACCTTCAGACACACTATACTTACCTGACGGAACCTCCAAAACCCTATTAGCTATACCATAGTAAGATTTACAGTTATTTTTATAACAGGGTGTACAATTTCTGTGCACTTTAGTAACTTTACTATTAATGATAAAAATTATGTCTAACGGAATTAAACAATCTTTCATCCAGAAAGACCGTTCTCCTATTTCTGAAAAAAGAAATAACATTCCACCATCCATTTTTTCACGCCCCATCATACCAGTACTGATAGCGTTAGGGGTCGACATAATCTCCAAAGAGAGTACTTTATTATCTAAAATAACATTCATATTATTATAAATATCACATGACTAAAGAAACAAAAAAACAAATACAAAAAGAAATAAGAGAAATACAAGAAGTTCTCACAACTCTAAAGTTAGAAAAGTACAATTGTAAATTAGAAGTACAAAAACTACAACAAAGACTTGATAAATTATATAATAAGATTGAGAAATGACAGGTAAACAATTTGACATAATTGTAGAACTACTAAATAAAATTTTAATACAATTAAGGAAGAAAAAATAAAAGAAAATTAATAGGGTAGTTAAAAAATAATTACTATCTTTGTCATATGACTAATCCTAATATTAAAAAAGATGTTGACTTCGTACTAAAAGTAATCAACAACCCCAACAATAAAGAAAGACACTTACCAGCTTTAGTTAAATTAATAAAAAATTTTGAAGATAAGTGGAATGACTTATTAGGCCCAGGAATAGCAGACTTTTATACTAACCTTTTAAATGATAAATACAAAGATGACTTACAATATAGTAAAAGAAATGATAGACCGAAAAGGTAAAAAATCCTATGTTTTATTAACAGATGGATTATCACAAATATGGGACATAAAAACAGAAAAAGAAGCTGAAAGAATATCCACAGTATTAACAGAAAATTCAGAAAGTGGATGGGTTTATAAAATTAGAAAAACTTGTGAAAGAACATGATAAAATTAAGTAAGAATACGCACAAATACAAATTTAATAGAAGGAGAGCTTTAGAATGTAAATTTGTGGAAAAAAGTAAAAAAAATCCAGGTTACCTTAAATACACGGTAACAATTGGTGAAAAAGACGGTACAAAACACACACAACCGGTATATGGTAAAGATATGCAAGACGCATTAAGTAGATTGATAAAAAAAGAACTAACCAAAAAAGTGGAAAATAAATTAGAAACTAGTACAGGCTTTGTGTTTGTCGTATGGGTAACTTTAATGTTACTACCTGCTATGTTTGTGAACGCTCAATCACCATGGTTCTTAGCATACGTATTCGGGTCGATAGCACTACTAACAGTAGTAGCAATAGCTTGGTATAATCACGTTAATAAAGGAGAATAATATGGAAATAATAACATTAATAGTAGGTATAGGGGTCGAATTCATCACAGGACTATATGTGGCAAGCCAAATTGAAAAACATATAGACAAAAATTAAAACATGTTAGACCCCTTTGAAAAAAACGCAGCTTTTAGACTAGCCTATGAATTTATTGTAAGTTCGATGGAGAAAGACCAAGACTATGAAAACTTAGAATTTGTTAATAAAGACCTACCACACCAAACCATAGACAAACTAATTACTTTTTTTGAAAAAACCGAAGAGTATGAAAAATGCTTCACCCTACAAAAAATCAAACACACAAGACTTTCCGAATATACCAAGTATAACTTGTAACTTCTTTATATTTATAGTATATGTCTATGGATAATTTAAACGAACAGGTAAATAAAAGAGTAATTTTTGAAAATGATGATTATGGTGTTTATCTCCCATACAATCTATCATCTATATGCACTCTAGTACCAGATTGGTGTAAGACCGAAGAAGGAAAAAATAATGTGTTATCGGGGTTTAAACAAAAAGGGGTGACCTACCTAGTTAACAATAAAAAAGATAAAGACTGGTTTATACTACAAGACGAAGGTAGTAATATACCATTACAAAAAAGTGGACTATATAGAATGTACACCCCAATCCCTACTGCTAGGGGACATAGGACATACGCAAAAAAATATTTCAGTAAATCCAGTGAAGTTATAAAAGCGTTAAACCTTAAGTATTCAACAACTGAAATGATAAAATATGGGGTACCTTTCTCACCTGAGGAACAATTCGAGTATTCTGAGGTAAGCTCATTTGCAAAAACAATTTACAATATTATGATGGGTGAAACCTTCATCAGAACAAACACCTCCATTTTAGAAAAATTCACAGGTAGGGACGACATAGAAATAATAGATGAACCACTAGCGTATTGGACGGATATAGCCAATGGAGCTGTAGCGGTACACCCAACAGAAGAAGGGGCTACATTCTACATGGAGGAAGGGTACTATAGAGAAAAATTCTTAAATCTAGGAGATGACGATGATTGGACTTATAGTTTAGCGATGGGTTATGGTGGAGATAATTGTGAAGAGATGGACTATGATGAGATGAATTATATGGGGAATTACCTAAGTCAAGAAAATAGGGGTGAACTCAACAAAATAAGGATGGAGATGGGTTATGAGCAAATAACAGACTTCTCTAGGGACGAAGGTGAGATAACAGATTTTTTGGAAGAACATTTCCCCGAAGAAGCAACAAGGTTAGTAGAAGACTGGTTATATACCTTAGGTTGTGCAATTGGTAGAGGTAGGGTAAAAGGAGTAAAAGAATTTATAGATGATGAAATATTATTTGAGTATGAAGAAAAAGGAAATAATGTAGAAATGTTTATTTCGTGGTCATCCTTATTAAGAGTAGTGGGAAAAAACAATATTGAAAATTTTTATGAGATAGTAGATATGGAACTAAATGATATAGGTGGTATTCACGATACCTATTACGATAATTGGGAAGTAGATGATGAGGGTGATAGGGAGCTAAACCAAGACTTTACCAACACGATAAGTAAAATAAAAGATGAATACTTAGGTGACCTCAAGGACATAAAAAAAAATGCTGAGGAATTCAAAAAAAAGGTAATAGAACCATTTGATTTTATACCCTCAGATAGATGGTCCTCACATAGTAGTTTTAAATTAAAAACACCAATACAACACCCACATGGACCATTAAAACCTGACGGAACAGGTGGAGAAGCAAAAATGATTCACATAGAAAAATTTAATCCGTTAGATAAGGAAATAACTTTCTACGATAAAGGATATGGGTATCAGAACTCCAAAAATAAGATTACTAAGAATGTAGACGAGTTTATAGATTATCTAAATAACTTAAAAAACAATCCAGAAATACCATTTCCAAAAGAAACAAACGAAAACTACACAAATAGAATTATTAATAATATTATTAATAATGTAATCATAGAAAATGTACACAAGCAAAACAAGAAGCATATTAAAAGCAATTAGTTGGAGGCTAATAGGCACATTAGATACCATGGCTCTAGGTTGGGTCATAACTGGAGACTTAACAGTGGGTTTAAAAATAGGAGCTCTAGAATTGGTAACTAAATTCGTGTTATACTATTTTCATGAAAGAATTTGGAGTAAATCTAAGTTCGGAACAACAAAGAAAAAATCTTAGTATAGATTTTGATATTCTAAAAATTTTATTTATATTTGCATTATGAAAGTATTAATATGGGCAAATAAAGAAGATGTAATAGTGGGGAAAATAAACCCTAATGATTATTATACCGAAGACCAACTACCGGTAGGTAAGTACGTACAAATTACTATTACCGTAGATGAATTTACAAAACTAGAAGATAGTAAAAATGAGCGAAATTAACGAAAATAAATTATTATTTTTTGATATAGAAACAGCTGGTTCTTATGCTAATATAGAAGAATTAGAGGATAAAAATCTTACATTATTTAATTTGTGGGTTAAAATGGGTGAATCTTACTTTAGAAGGCATTACCCAGAAGACGAACGAATACCTAGTGGTGAATTATATAAAAAATATGCTGGTTTATTACCTGAGTTTGGTAGGGTAGTTTGTGTAAGTGCTGGTTTTATAAATGGGGGGGAAAGAAAAATACAATCATTCTATAAAGGGTCAGAAATGGAGATACTAAAAGAAGTAACAGAACTGTTCAATAAAATACACAAATTAAATTTTTCTTTATGTGGTCATAATATTAAAACATTTGATTTGCCATACCTAGGTAAAAGAATGTTAATTAATAAAGTTAAACCATCAGCAATTATGCCTTCACACGATACCAAACCATGGGAGATAAAAGCTTTGGACACAAAAGAACTTTGGAACTTTGGTTCTTATAAAGGTTTATCGTCCTTACACTTAATCTGTGGGGTTTTAGGTCTAGACACACCTAAAGATGGTAAGGTTGACGGGTCCAACATACATAAGAGTTATTATAACGATAATAATATAGGTGAAATAAAAGAATATTGTGAAAAAGATGTTAATGCATTAATGGATATAATTTCTCACGTAAAGTCTCTATAAATTCTTTCCGATTAGCATATATTTATAATAAACACGTTTAACTATGGCCTTTAACTTCAGGGAAATCTTAACAAATTTAATTATCGAGGATAGTCGTTACGACATCCTAATGAAAAAATATACCGAACCAAAAAAGAAAGGTAAGAAAGCTGCGATGGATAAAGACCACCTAATTGATTTGATGACAGCAGACCCAACTACTAAGGGTGACTTTGAGGGGGATAGGGATACTAGAGATGTTACTAAAGTTGGAGCTTACACTAATTGGTTAGTTAAACAATGGATGGGGTTACCACAGGAAGCTGACAAAGAATACGCTTATGGTAGTCCAGATTGGGGTGTTGCGTTAGAAAGACTTCAGAATTTATTTATGGAAGATTTATATAAGACCACAGAAGACTTAGAAAAATTCCACCACCTTAAAAAAACAAAAAAATATAAAGGACAAAAAGATATTGGGCAGATAAAATCTGTAGCAGACTTATATGACAATGTAAAAGATTATAAAGTTAGTAAGGATGAGTTAACAAAGACTAAGGCAGAAAGACTAAGAGATGATGTTGAAAAAGTTTATGAGGATGATAAGTGGAGAATCCTAATACCAAAATCTAAAGAGGCTTCATGTCACTATGGTGGTGGTGATACTAGATGGTGTACAGCATCAAAATCATCCAACTACTACGACCACTACTCCAAACAAGGACCACTATACATGATGATGTATAAAGAAGATGCTGGTAAATCACCTTCAGAAAATAGAAGTCACCAGTTCCATTTTGAAAGTAACTCATTTTATAATGCAGAAGATAGAGGTATTGATTTAGGACCTTTCTTCGCTACATACCCAGAACTTAAACCATTCTTTAAGGATAAGTTTTCTTCCTACCTAAAAAAAGACTTTGGTAAACAAGTGCAGTTGAGGTACCCTAATGATACGATGTCCAAGTATATCGCTATTTATGGCTTTGATGAGTTTTTTGAAGCTCTACCAGACACTCTAGAAAGATTAGATATTGAAATAAGTAATTCAAGAAATCGTACAGACGATAACACCCCAGCATTTAGATTGCCAGACGACATAGTTAGATTTAAACAATTAGAAATGTTACACATTGAAGGTATGTTATCTGAATTACCAGATGAATTAGGTCAATTAGAGAACCTACAATTTATTTCTATACCTAACAATCCAAACTTAGTACACATACCAGAGTCACTAGCGGACCTACCAAGCCTAGAAGTACTTAATATTAAAAATAACAATAAAATGGTTATACCACATAAAATTATGGAAAGAGCCGCCTGTGGTGACCTAGTATTGATTAAAACCCAAACAGACCAGTCATTCGGAATTGGTGAGTGTGGTGACGGTAAGAAAGTAGTTGTTAATTATGTCGACAACCAAGGAGACTACAAAACTGCTGAAGAAGCTGAAGACTCACTTAAATAAAAAAGTTACAAAACCTTCTTGTCTAATTACCAAATTTATTATATACTTATATTGAATTAAAAAAACATGCGGGTGTAGCTTAATGAAAAGCGGCATACATTCCAGTAGGTAGATGGTGATTCATTTCACCCACCCGCTCTAATATTTAAAATTAACTATGGCAAAATTAAGAAAAAACGGAACCACCACTAGAACTGAAAGAAGACGAGAAGCTGAGTCAAGACAAGAGAACTACGATAGTCTAACACCACAACAAAAATTAGATAAGCTACCACCTACTGGGTCAAATAAACAAAGAACAAAACTAGAACACCTAGTTAAGTTTGGTAGAAAAGTTAATGAGGCAGCAACACCATCAAAAACTAAAAAAATGAAAGACGCTAAACCATCTAGGAAAGAAAGGTGGGAAGAAAAACAAAAAGAAATATAAGAATATGAAAAAAGAATTATACGAAATGTTAAAGACATCTGCAGAGGCAGATAAAAGTAAAGCACTATTATCTTTAAACCTTTTAGGTGAAAATGCTGTTGGGATTGGAGACCACTCTACAGGGGATTTTTATAAAAATGCTGAAGAAGCACTTTCAAAACTAGGTGACGCTGATGATAGACTAACTACTTTAAAAACTTATTTTAATGATTAGTAAAAAAGTAGTGATAGGGGCTTGACACAACCATATTTTTAATATATATTTATATCTAGTTATAAACTTTAGAAAATTTAACCATAATGAATTTAATCGACGCCATACAACAAAAAGACACAACGACTGAAAACGGGATGACTACAAACTCATCCTCACTCAATCATTGTGTTAATCTATTTTTTCAAATAGGAGCGATGCGTGGTGCGAGCAAAGACAAACTTCACGCCAAGGTTTCGAAAGCTTTTAATGAAGACCCTCTCACAACAATTAAAATTATTTTTTGG